ACAATTTATCGTGCTTGCAACTTTCGCTACTGTGGTCTATCAGACAGAAAGAAAGATTTTTACTTTGCAGACGGAACCAAACACTCCCGAGGAAGTATTAAGGGTGAAGAAGGTGAATGGAGAGATCGAACACAGAAGCACCGATATGTGATGGTGTTCGATAAGAGTTTGGATCTCTTATGGACCGATGAGTCTAGTGTTCTCAGTGCTGATCAGTGAATTGGTTATGTACTGAGAACTTTCATCATATGCCATAATATCTCTCATTTCTCTAAGATACTGTTGGAGATATTGTGTTTTCATCAATCTTATAGTTCTTTTTTCTTCATTCAATTGAACTTCATAATCATAATTGGATATTCCAGTAACATAATCTGAAGTACCAGTATGTTGAATAGTTCCTATTTCAGAAATAAATGCTTCACTCAATCCAATACCAACTAGATTATTGAGTTTTCTCTTTGAATTTAAAAAAGGTTGTGGAAGTGTAAAACCTTTATCAACTCTCTGACCAGCAGGAAGAATTAATCTATTTTTTTCATCTCTTACTTCAATAGTTTCATAGTGATGAATTTCATTCATCTCTGTTAATCCATACTTTGCTTCAACATATCTGTTCAGATCATAATTACTAAGTGGCCATTGATCTTTGATGTTTGTTATTCCTGCTGTTAAGATAACAACCCAGTCAAGATCAGCAGATCCGTAGAATGTTTCTGCTACTACATCAGGTCTTTGACCATCTAAAATTACATATTCCTTAAAAAGAGTTGCTTTGTCGGCAACAGAATCTTGAAGTTTAACTCTACGAAATAAGTTCTTGACTGCAATGTACTCTTGAGAAGAAACTTTCTCTAAGAGATTTGATTGATATAAAAGATTTGGTAATTCTCTGAAGTAAGACATTAGAAACCTACACCTCCCATACCTGGTGTTTGACCCATTTGTGCATAATCTTCTCTGAATACTGGATTAATCTCTTTAAAGTCTAATTGCATTCTCATATGAACTGGTGACTTAAATTTCCCACCATAAGTTGCATAGTTACCACCTGCAGTATAGTTAACAGTCATATTGGAGAGAACACCAACTTTGAAAGAATTTAAGAATGGATGTCGTTCTTTTCCAGAAATGTAAGTGAACTGGAAAAGATCTGGTGCAGTCATCATCACACTATCTCTTCCACTTGGAGTCATTGCCATCTTGATAGTTCTTATGATAAGCATTACTTCTTCTGCTTCCTTTTCATCTCTAGGAGCAAAATCAAAAATAAATGGAAATGTTCTCAATGCCATACCACTGAACAGGAGTTCAAGATTGGATTGTAATACTTGACCAGATGCTCTTGAAATAAGACCTTGAGCACTAACATTCATACCTAATGATCTTATGGCAGATGCTGCTAATCCAGTTTTCAAAGAATTCATACCTGCAGAATCAATCCCTTCAAACTTGTATTGACCACTGGTAACTCTACCAACAAAATCTCTTACTCTTGCAATAGATCCACCATCTGCTGATAATATTTCATTAGCAGTTGCTACAGCAGCAGCTGCAACTGGAGATAATCTATCCTCAGCATATTCTACACGAAGACTGTCGCTGATTTGTTGAGGTATTGGTAAGTATATTGTACGTTGATTCTTTCTTAGTTTTGATTTATTTGCTAAAAAAGATTGTGTTGTCGAAGGTATATTTAATTTATCCAAATAAATGCTTTGTACTTGCTTAGTTCCAGTAACTTCACCCTTGTCATTTTTAATATCTACAGGACGTGGTTCACCAATTGCATTATTTAAAATTGTACCAATTTGAAATGGTTGATTTTCTGATTTCTCATATTCAAAGATATCAATCTTGACCATATCTTGACCAGGTTGAAACCTTGATCTTGGATATCTATAAACTATACCAGAGTGTTCTTGACCAGGAGGTTTTCTGGGATTTCCATTTACATCCGACCTGCCACCAGCATTTGATGCATTCTCAGTTGAGTTTGCAGTCCTCTGTGTTTGTTCTGCTTTTTTTGGTTCGGGTGGGATATTAAACATCCCATCATCACCACCAAGATTTAAAGTACTGGTATTACTCGCAGCCATCTATAAAGACACTTTTCAAGTATTTAGCTTGAAATTGCCAAAAGGTATCATTGACAAATCTTTTACCTCTGATGGATATACTCTATACACTCCACCAGCAACTTCTGCCCAGGTATATTGTCTAGGTTCATCCCAGTGAAAATTGATTCCACGGAAACCCCAAGGCATAATATCTGTAACTGCCACAAAAGGATTTTGATCGTACCTTAGTTGGGGTGTCTTTGCATTATATACAAAGACATATATCTGACCTGGTTGAACAGATGTTTTCGGTTGCTCTGTAAGAACTTCAAGCAGTGCAATCATAACATCATCAGGATCTTTTATTCCGATGATATCATCAGCAATACCACGGACCCTATTTACATTACTGTCTGTATCTGTGGGTCTGGTTGCCATTACTTGATACCTAATTCTTTTTCAGTCATCACCTTGAATTCCCACATTCTATCAGCACAGTAATCTTGTGCTGCTCTCCACTTTGCCTGATTCTTAGCATATTCATATGCTTCGTTCAGGTATTTTTTTGTCTGCCTCTTTGGTTTGGGTGGGGGGGAACACTGCCTCATTGGTTTGATTTCAATCAAAGATGATTTGATTTTACCACTCACATCTTTGTACTTAATAAAGAAGTCTGGAAAGTACCGATGAACCTTATTATCAATAGGAGAACGATATGGGATACAAAACTCTTCCGACTGCCATTCTATAACACTTGGATTATTATCACAGTAGACCATAAACTTGCGTTCCCAGAGAGAACGGTATACAATATTGGTCGGATCACCCTTATATTTCTTAGGATAAGATGGTTTGTATTTTCCCTTATATGACATCTAAATAACTAAACAATCACCTAAGAGTATTTAGAGTGCCTAGACCATTTCCGAAAAAGATATCTCAGATCAAACCAACTTTATCTAACATTGCAACCACCTCTCATTTTGTGGTTACTTTTGGTGGTATGAGTCAAGGGTTGATGTCTTACCTGAAGAGAAAGGGTATAAACAGCAGGTTTGCCGAAGATCAACTTGCGTTGCTGTGTTCCTCTGCATCTCTTCCTGGTAGCACTCACGCGGTTACCAATATTATCGGAAACTATCAGGGTATTGCCGAAAATATGGCACATACTCGATTGTTCACGAGAACTTCAATGGAGTTCTATGTTGATACAGATTATAAGTCACTGAAATTCTTTGAGCACTGGATTGAATATATGAACAGTGGATCTAGAATTGAAGGTGAGGCAGCAGATCCATTGGCACATGGATACTATGCAAGAATGAGATATCCAGTTGAATATAAGTGTGATGAAACTAGAATTGTTAAGTTTGAAAGAGATTACAAAAACTATACCGAATACAAATACATTGGATTATTTCCAATCACATTGAACGCTACACAGGTTTCATATCAAGGATCTCAACTTTTAAGAGCAAATGTAGAATTTGCATACGACAGATATATTGCTGGTAGATCGAGATCGATTGACAAATTTTTTGATGAATCTCAAAATGATGAAGCATCTGCAGCAAGAGCACAAAAATCATTCGCTCAAACTTATAGAGATAAGAATCTTGATGGTCGCGACGATATTAATGGATTCAATAAGTTGCCAAGAGATATGACACCACCCGAATCACGCGATGCATTTTCAAACTTAATTGCTGATGGTAGATTCTTAAATGGTAACGGTCTCATAATTTCTGAAGGTATTCGTGCATCAAGTGGTAGAATAGGCTGATAAATAATTTTACTGATGTGCATAGATTGTAATGCCTTTACCTAAGATTGCTACACCAACCTATGAGTTGGTGATTCCTTCTACTAAGAAAAAGATCAAGTATAGACCATTCTTAGTCAAAGAAGAGAAAGTTTTAATTATCGCTATGGAAAGCGAAGATAGTTCTACTATCGCCAGTGCTGTAAAAGATGTTATCAGTGGATGCATCCTTACCCGAGGCGTGAAGGTAGAAGAACTTTCTACGTTTGATATTGAATACTTGTTCCTCAACATTCGTGGTAAGTCTGTTGGTGAAGATGTAGAAGTTATGATTACTTGTCCTGATGATGGGGAAACAAAAGTTCCTGCAGTCATCACTTTGGATGAGATTCAAGTACAATTTGATAAGGATCACAGTAGAGATATCAAACTTGATGATACTCTGACTATGAGACTTAAGTATCCTTCGATGAGTGAATTCATTCAGAGTAATTTTACTGTGAATGATATTGATGTTGATGACACGTTTAAAATCATTATGTCCTGTATTGAACAGATCTATAGTGAAGAGGAATCGTGGTCAGCGAAGGATTGCACTGAGAAGGAATTGAAAGATTTTGTTGAGCAATTGAGTTCCAAACAATTCCAGGAAGTTGAGAAGTTTTTCACAACGATGCCAAAACTCTCACATACTATTAAGGTCACCAATCCAAACACTGGAGTAGTAAATGATGTTGTACTTGAGGGATTAGCAAGTTTTTTCGTGTAAGTATGGCTCATACTGACCTTGAGTCATACTTCCGAATAAATTTTGCCTTGATGCAACACCATAAATATAGCTTGACAGAACTAGAGAATATGATTCCTTGGGAGAAAGAAATTTATCTTGCTTTCCTCCAACAGTATATTGAAGAAGAAAATCTGAAAGCACAACAACAGCAGATGAATGGTTGAAATCTCACCTATAGCAGTTAGAAGAAGTAGAATTTCTGCTGCCGCTTTTACTGGTAGAGCGGTTGCTCCAACTTCTGCTGGTATAGATCCTCAATCACAGCAATTATTGAGTAGAAATACATTGCAATTGGCAGTTGTTTCTAATCAGATTCAAAGTCTTGGTGCTCAGGTCAATCAACTCTCTAATTCATTAGCAGTTGTAAGAAATAGTCTTGCAACTTCGCAAGCACTTGAAAGGCAGAAAGAAAGACAAGAACAAGTATTAGAAAATAGGTTAGCTCAACAGAAGTTGAGAGAAGGGAAAGAAAGTGTAGTTGAGAAGAAGATTCAGGCAAAGGTTCTTAGTCCTGCACTAAAACTTGGTGCAAAGTTACAAACAAGCCTTGGTGGATTATTTGGATTCTTCCAAAGATTATTCTTTGGATGGTTAGCAATAAAAGGTGTTGAAACTATACAAGCACTTGCTGATGGCAACTATGAAAAACTAGAAGAGATAAAGAAAAGTGTTCTCGTAGCTGTTGGTGGTTTCATTGGATTAAAACTTGCTCTGAAAGCAGCAACTGGTGGATTTAAAGGTAAATTTAATAAGATATCACTATTATTGACAGGTGTAGCAGCTATTGCTCTGTTTAGAGAACCTATCGGGGAGTTCTTCAAAACGGTAGGTGCATTTGTCGATGAATTGACTAATAATAGATTAAGTCAATTAAATCAATTCTATAGAAATAAACTCTCAGAATGGTTTCCAGATCCCAATATAAAAGATCCTGACGCACTACCAGATCCTGGTGCTACACAACAACAATTTGAGGAATATGGTCCACCTCAAATGCCACCACCAGTTCCTACAGGTGGAGGAGATAACCAGCAAGTAGAACAACCAAAACCTCTTCTTGATTTACGAACACTATTTCCGAACACTGCTCCACCAGAACCACAACCAGAACCCGATATTTTAAAACAAAAGATTGGTGGACGTGGTTTTACTACGTTTGGTGATATTATTGATCCAACATTAGATGCATATAAACCATTCCAAATACCTCCATTACCACCATACAATCCGATCAAACCCTCTGTCGAAAAACCAACTGAGGTACCACCTGAGGGTGATAAGAAGATAGTTCCTCTCAAAGTAATCCCATATAATCGTGGTCAGGGAGAATCTGAAGAAGCTAAGGTTGGTGATAAAGCGACTGATCCAGAAATTCTGAGAATGTTGGAGCAGGAGAGAGAAATTGGAAGAACTGGAAAAATTGATCCTCTCTTATCTAGAAATAGAACAGTATCTGAAACCATTAGTCAGGCACCTCGCCCAACTGTAAATGTAATTCCAGTTCCTATGAATGATGGTGAAGAAACTG